ATTACTTTTTTTCCTTGGTCTAAACATTTATCTATAATCTCACAAGTGTATGGAACTTTTTCATAAGCAATAAGTTGTCTAATTTTCATCAAACGATTTAAGGTAACACTAATAGTTTCGTTATCCTTCTTATCATTACTAATTCTTGTAAACTCTTCTAACTCCTCATCATACATTTTACTTGTAAGTTCCACAAAAACAGGAGTAACAATTTTTTCGGGTAAATCAAGGATATCAATTTTCATCCTACGGAGAACATATGATTTAGTACGTTCACGTAATTCATCTAAATTACTAGCTCCACTTGTATTCCACACTTTTCTATTCCCAACCGAAAATTGATAACCTTTACAGTATCTACGAACATACGATTGCCAATTTAATGCTAATGGTGAATCAACAATTTTAAGAAGATTAAAATAATTTATTGGACGAGATGTCATGGGTGTACCCGTTAATAACCAAACCCTTGGTATGGTTTCCAATACGTCATTTAATAAACGAGTTCTGTTGGCGGTTGTGTTTGAAACATAATGTGCCTCATCCACAATTGCCAAATCAAACTTTTCATTTACCAATAATTTATAATCATCACTATCTTCACTTTTTTCTGTTGTATGATAATTCTTTAATATATCGTAGTTGATAATATAGTAATCAAAAGTAGATCCCCACTTACGACCTTCCACTATTAAAACTTTTTTATCTGTGTAATTTTTAATCTCTCTTTCCCAATTTATTTTAAGGGATGCTGGACAAACTATTAAAACTTTCTTTACATCACACTCCATTGATGCAATAACCGCAGCGGTAGTTTTTCCGAGACCCATATCATCGGCTAATATAAACTTATCATTAGCCAATAATTTTTCAATGGCGACCTTTTGGTGTTCCATGGGAGGACGACTATCATACTTTGAGTAATCTATAATTCTGTCTAATTTTTTCTCTTCTTGAACGATTGCTGCTTTAGGTAACCACATTGCGTGATTTTGTTCACTATCTATAATTTTACCCCAAATATGAAACGCCTTTTCAGAATCACACAATAGTTTTTCACACCAAATTTTTTCAGGTGGTTTTGGAAGTAATCTATCTTCCATTATTTTTTCACCAAATGTTGAAACTATATTAATATACTTTCTCGCCACTTTTGGTACCACGTCTTTATACTTTAAAACATACTCAGATTGTGGTCTTGTTAATTTAAAATTCTTAACATCGACAAACTTTTTCTTCCAATCTAACAATTGATTGTTGGAACCTTCGTATGTTGATAGTACTTCTCTCGCTTCTATTTCTGGAATCATTTTTGACATCTTTTAAAATATACATAAATAGAATGGAAGATTAAACTATTTATTAGGGTATGGACAATAAACTACCAATTACAAGATTATCTAAATTCATATCCCAAGACGATTTTGACATCAATATACAGATGGGACAAGAGTATCTACATGGTGACATTAACTTTAAATTAGTGTTATATCGTGTGGATAGACAGAAAACGACTATAGATGACGTATATGCTGAGGTTGGGATGGATGAGATTAAATATTTCCCACCTATGGAGTTTAACGCCTTAGTTAAAATTGAAGAACCAAAAAATTCAACATATAAAAATGGTTTATTACATTATAATGAACCAGGTAATATGATACTATCTGTTTATATTAAACATTTAAGTGAATTGGGGGTAGATATTAGATATGGTGACTATGTTGGATATCCTGAATCTGAAACAAGAACAAGATACTATACAGTAACCAATGACGGTAAAGTTACTTCGGATAATAAACATAGTATGTGGGGTTATAAACCACATTATAGAACAATAACTTGTGCACCTGTACAAGACAAATCATTTAGAGGAGTATAATATGCCATTACCAAAAAGGAAGACGAATTTATCGGTTTACAAGGGTCAGGAATTAACCAAAAGAAGACAAGAGTTATTGGATAAAATAACTAAGTCCGACACGTTTCTTCCCGACTCAATATTACATGATGATTTAGATAGAGGTATGTTAGATTATGTAAATGAAACATTTATTGTTGAATCCGAAGGTCATCGTATTCCTGTTATTGATAAAATATTAACAATACAAAGATGGGGTGAGTTTGCCAACAATTGGGAATTTTCCGATAAGGACGGGAATATGGAATTACCATTTATTGCTATCATTAGGAGACCTGAAGTTCAATTAGGTACAAATCCATCAGTACAAAGAACAATACCTGATAGACACCAAATATATTATGCGTCCGTACCCACTTGGGATGGAGCTGCTTTAGGTGCTGACATTTATACCATTCCACAACCAATACCTGTGGACATATCTTATGATGTTATTATTATTTGTAATAAGTTTAGGGATATAAACAAATTCAACAGAAAGGTATTACAAAATTTCGCGTCAAGACAAGATTACACAACGATAAAAGGACATTACATCCCAATTATTTTAGATAAAGTAGAAGATAACACCCCTATGGACACATTAGAAGGTAGAAGATTCTATATGCAGAACTATTCATTTACCATGTTGGGTTATTTAATTGATAGTGATGAGTTTGAAGTTAAGCCAGCGATAAATAGACTATTCACCATGTTTGAATTTGTGGTAGATACTAATTTAAAAAGTAAAAAAAGCTTTAATAAAGATAATGTGGTTCAAAAATCAACATCGGTTGCAGATGGATTACAAAAAATATTCAGTGTGGGTGAAAGTATTGGTGTATTATTTGATGTTTTAGTAAATGGTGTGGTTCAAACTAAAAATGTAGATTATTTACACATTGCCTACACTTCCAAAATTGAATTTATTCAAACTTCAGGACAACCTATTTTTCCGAATGAAGGTGACACCGTAACAATTCTTTATTATAAAGGTAAAAGTAATAAAATTGCGGGTGATAACGGTAAAATTTTACAATTTACGAGAGATGAATTTAATTACACAGGAGATGAACCTGTAGGTTTAGATAATAATCCAATTTACACTACAAGTTATGAATTTACAGAAATAATTACAGTGGAGATTAATGGTTTATCGGAAAGAGAAAATATTGGTTATGAAATTTATGATGTAACCATAAATGATATTGTAGTGAAGTCTATTAAATTATTAGGTTTACCAGCAATAAATTCAAAAATATCTATAGGTTATTTATATTAAAAAATAATATATTATGTACGAATATATAAAAGAGACTTACCCAAACCAAATTAATAGAGCGGTCAATATTGCTACCACATCATTTGTATCAAACGGTAATGAAACTCAATTTAGTGTTGGTGAGAATATCGGAACGTTATTTTCGGTTGCAATAAATGGTATTGCTCAAATACAAAATACAGATTTTACACACACTCAATTTACTTCTAAAATTACATTTCTTCAAACTTTATATCCAAATTCAATTATAACCATACAATACTATAAGGGTATTAATAGTGTTATGTTAGATAATACAGGTAAGTTAATTCAATTCAGAAAAGAAGAGTTTGTTTACACGGGTTCAACCTTATTTAACTTATCACAATCTATTAATAGTTTGATGACTGTTGAAACCAACGGTTTGGCGGAAGAAGAACTTGTGGAAGAGGGGGATGATGGAGGTTTTATTATTTATAGTGATAAACAAATCCAATACTTATACAATCCAGTTATTGGTTCTAAAATTAGTATTAGTTACTTTTTTTAATCATCACCGTACATATCTTTCTTTTTAGGTTTACAATAGTCCTCTATCCATTTTTCTAAAATTTTATAGATTTTGAGTCCGTTTTTTTCACAATGGACTTTTAACATTTCATGATGCTTTTCACTGATTTTTACGTTTTTTGATTTGTTTTCCATATGTAAAGATAAATAAAGATAAAAAAAGATAAATTACTATCTTTTAAAAAAAAGTACGGAAATCTTTGATAAAAACAAAGATATTTATAGATAAGTAATAAAAAAAATTAATCAAATAATTATCAATGGCAAATTCAAACAGAGTATTCGTGTCTCCAGGTGTCTATACATCAGAGAAGGATCTTACATTCGTGGCCCAAAGCGTGGGGGTTACAACATTAGGTTTAGTTGGTGAGACATTAAAAGGTCCAGCCTTCGAACCGATTTTAGTTTCAAATTTCGATGAGTATAGAACTTATTTCGGAACAACATCCCCTGAAAAAGATGGAGCGGGTCAACCAAAATATGAGTTACCTTATCTTGCAAAATCTTATCTACAAGAATCAAATCAATTATTTGTATCAAGGATTCTTGGAAAAACGGGATATAAACCAAGTATGACTTATGGTATTAAAACCATTGGTGGAATGCAACTATCAAGTTCAACACCTACAAGTACTACTGGTACAACATTAGACCCATCCCCATTTTCTTCATTAACTGGTAGTACAATATATTCAGAATTATCAGGTAAAACATCAGTAGATGGAACAACAATTACCGATTACATATTCAAAAATTTTAGTGGTAATACCGCTTCAAATGATGGTGATTGGTTTGTTTTAGGTATGATTGATGATTCAGATCCATCGGGAACAGAAAAGGTTTCGCCTTTAACGGGAAAATTTAATGCAGACAATAGTAACAATAAAGAATGGTATAATTCATTAACAAACGGAACAGATGAAATTTACGGTTACTTATTTGAGTACAACAGTGGTACAACCGTTTTTGATGTAACAAAATACACATATGATGCCACTAAAAATACTGATTATGACAATTTTGTTGTTGCAGCATTAAGGAGTAGAGGTGTCTATTCAGGACAAACACTAAATTTAGAAGTTGAAGCAACAAACAAAGTTTCAATTGTGAGTGTTGGATTAGAAAATAATCCACTTGCTGATTTTACATTAAATGTAACAGGTGTCACTAGTGGAGTTAAATCGTTTGATTGTTCTTTAGATTCAACATCTAAAAAATATATCACTAAAGTATTAGGTACCGATGTTTATGATAAAAATAACACCGATTTCCCAATTTACGTGTATGAACAATATCCTAACTTCTTAAAATCCGCCTTTGAAAAGGGGTATATTAGAGGTTTAAGTTTAACATTATCTACAAATGCAGAAGGAAATAATTTTCTAAGAGAATGGGACACACCAATATCTCCTATGGTTGTTTCTGAAGTTCGTGGTAATAAAGTAGATGATTTATTTGAGGTTATAACAATTTCAGATGGTGAGTCCGCAAACACAGAAGTTAAAGTTTCAATTTCAAATATTAACACTGAAACAGGTGAATTTGACATATTAGTTCGTGATTTCTATGATACTGACGACAATCAAGTAGTTCTTGAAAAATTCACAAGATGTTCTATGAACCCTGATGTTGCGGGTTATGTTGCAAGAAAAGTTGGTACATCTGATGGTCAATATACGTTGAATTCAAAATACATCATGTTAAACATGTCAGAAAACGCACCGTCAAACGCATTCCCTGCGGGTTTTAAAGGGTTTGTTAAGAATTCTGCTTTCGGTAGTTCAAGTTTAGGTAATGTGATTTTCAAAACTCAATATTACAATTCAGGTGATGTAATGTATTATGAGGCTGACGGTACTGAAATTTTATCAGGTGGTGATAAGGTTAAAAGGGTAACTTTAGGATTTTCAACACAAGAAGGTTCGTCTTACGACGCAGATTTATTAAAATATAAAGGATCAGAATCAAATGGTGCAACTTATGGTTTTCACCTATCAACAAATGCATCTTCTATTTTAACATCTGGCGGTGACCAAATTTACCAAACAACAACATACGATTTAGAAGGTCAAACAAATCCAACAACTAATAAATTAACTAACATCAATTATCGTAAATTCACATTTGCGTTAGGTGGTGGATTTGATGGTTGGGACATATACAGAAAAGTAAGAACTTTAGGTGGCGAATATATATTCGGTAAAAATACCTACATAACTGGTGACACATCTAATGGTGGTGTTTTCAGTACAGCGGCAGGAAACTCAGATTATTACGCTTACTTAGAAGGTATACAAACATTCCAAAATCCTGAAGCTGTGGATATTAACGTATTCTCAACCGCAGGTATTAACTGGTATAATCACGAGTCATTAGTCGCCGCAGCAATTGACATGGTTGAAAATGAAAGAGCGGATTCGATTTACATTATCAATTCACCAGGTCCTGATGTTTTAAACTCATCAACCGAAGTGGCAAATGCTATTGACGATTTAGCTTTCGATTCTAACTATTCTGCAACATATTGGCCTTGGATTCAAATTAGAGATACTGATAATGCTACACAATTATATGTTCCGCCAACAGGTGAGGTATTAAAGAATATAGCTTTAACAGACAATATTTCATATCCTTGGTTCGCGGTGGCGGGTTATTCAAGAGGTATTGTAAACGCAATCAGAGCGTCTAAAAAATTAACTTTAGATGAAAGAGATGAGTTATACAAATCAAGAGTTAACCCAATTGCAACTTTCTCTGATACAGGTACCATTATTTGGGGGAACAAAACTCTTCAAATTAAAGAATCCGCATTGGATAGAATCAACGTAAGAAGATTATTATTAAGAGCAAGAAAATTAATTTCTGCAGTCGCTGTAAGATTATTGTTTGAACAAAACGATGACCAAGTAAGACAAGAATTCTTAAGATTGGTAAACCCTATCTTGGAATCAATCAAAAAAGAAAGAGGTTTGTACGATTTCCGTGTAAGTGTGTCTAACGACCCTGAAGATATCGACGCGAACACATTGAGAGGTAAGATATATATCAAACCAACTCGTTCTCTTGAATTTATTGATGTTGAGTTCGTAATTACTCCAACAGGAGCTTCATTTGACAATATCTAATCTAAAAGGAGATATAAAAGGAAGAGGGTATCAGAAATGGTACCCTTTTTTTATTTAAAAATACTAAATAAATTTGGAATATTCGAATATGTGTTGTATCTTTGTGTCTCAATAATAAAGATATGAAAAAAAGTCTAATGATAAAACTTTCAATATTAACTCTATTTGTCGTTTTCTTCAAGAAAATCGTAGTAATTGGTATGATTGTGGTAGGTGCGGTGTTTTTCCCCGAGGCTTCACAAGCATTAAGACATTATTGTTTTGGTGACGGGTCCCAATTAGAAGTTAGTCCTGATTATATCAAAAACTCACCCGTTGTTAAAAAACACTTGGCTCACATGAAAGTAGGTGAAAAACACAAGGTTGGTATGCACCAATGGGAAGATTGGAGACTTTCATTTGCAATTAACCCGTTTACAATTGAAAAAAGAAAAGATAAGATTATCATCACTCAATGGATGAAATTTGATAAAACTAATAAAGTGATTACTTGGTTTGGTCCAATTCCTATTCCTGACAATATCGTACACACTTTTGAATGTACTCCATATATGTTCCACACGGAATGGAAACTCTAAATTTTACTTTTACATTTACACCCATTAGATGGAACATTAATTTGTACGGGGAATCCCTTGTAACCTGTATTGTGTAATTGTGACATCACCTCTTCAATACCATTAACAGGACTTCTACCTAATAGCCATCCACCTATTGTGGCACCAATACCACGAAGAGTATTCAAGTACATTTTAAAATAATTGTTAGTTTTTAAATGTGGCTTTTTCTCCATTATATTATCAAAATTATACATATCATAAATCACCCAACCACTACCACCTTGTCTAATCGTAGCACCACCTAACGTTAACATTAATTCACTAATATTTGTAGGTTGTGAACCATATGTGAAACTAGTTCCCTTATAACTTGGTGATTTTGAATACAATGTGGTGTAATCATGATAACCTAATTGGTTTTTATTTGGAAGACCTTTTGGGTCCTTACCTTGCCACATGTCAGGATTACAAGAACCCATTCTATTAGCTTTTTCACATATAACATTAGATAACGTAGATAAAGTTTCTTTTTTTAACTCCCTTTCAGTTAATGTCTCTTTGGACATTTTTAAAAATCTAAGAGCACAATATACGTGTAATGGGGAGTTTGCATACGAGTTCGCAACTTTATTTAACAACATTTGAGGAGCCATGATTTGCTCGACTAATTTATTGACTTGAGATTCTGTTAATATTACCTTTTTCATTATGGTCTAACATATAATTTAGTACCAATTCTAATTGTATTCAATAAAAACAATATATTTTCGTTTGAAACTCGAATACAACCATTAGAATGTTTACCACCTAATTGTTTTTCTTTATTTGTTCCGTGTACATAAATTGATCTTGAATAAACATTTTTATTACATGGTTCAAGTCCAACTAATTCCAAAAGACCTGTTAACACATCCGCATCGTGGATTTCACCAGTTTCAGGGTCTTTTCTTTTTCCTGGCATATCAGGACCTAAAACTAAATTTATTGGTTTTTTACCCACTAAAACCTGATATTTTCTAGGTGCTTTAATTTTATTACTTATTTTCATAAGACCTGTACTTGTCGATGCACTATCTTGTGCATTAGTAAATCCGTAAGCACCCGTTGAAACTTTCATTTCTTTGGATAAAGTCTTTCCATTCATTGTATAGTACATTGTTTGAGAAGGACCCCATAAAATTAACATTGGTTCACCTTTGTTAATCAATTTACCTTCTGATAACATATTATATAGGTTTTGCCAATTACTAGCCCTTTTTGTATCACTAGTACTACATTCGGTAAAATCAAATGCACCTTTTACCCTATTAAAAGCCTTTTGAATGTCACTCTGTTCAGTAATAGATTTGATTAATCTACTTGTTTGTTCCTCTGAAATGATAATGTTCATACTTTATAAATATCGAACATTTTAAATAAAGAAAAGTATTAGGACAGTTCCACATGGAACCTATTTTTATGAAAATCTTAACTTCATAAACCCAGTATATACTAGAAAATACTAGAACTGGTTTTTATTATATTTATTGTTAGAAGTTTATTCTGGAACTTAATACTGGAGCCTGTAAAAAACTACGAAAAATAATTGACAAAGTCAAATAGTAATAAAAAATTTATTTCAAATACCGATATATTTATAAGAAGTAAATAATACGAAAAAAAACTTAACAAATACAAAATGGCAGATTTATTAATGAAAATGCCGGTTCCATATGAACCGAAAAGACAAAACCGATTTATTGTTCGTTTCCCATCTTCTTTGGGTATTAATGAATGGTACGTAACATCGGCTAAAAGACCTAGTGCTAAAATTAACTCAGTAGCAATTCCTTTCTTGAACACCTCAACTTATGTTGCTGGTAGATTTGAGTGGGAAACGATGCAGGTAACATTTAAAGACCCAATTGGACCTTCAGCGTCACAAGCGTTGATGGAATGGTTCCGTTTACATGCGGAGTCTGTAACAGGTCGTATGGGATATGCTGCGGGTTATAAGAAAGATATTGAACTTGAGATGTTAGACCCAACGGGAGTTGTGGTTGAGAAATGGATTTTACAAGGTACTTTCATCCAAGACTTAAATTTTGGAGATTTAGATTACTCAAGAGATGAATTAGCGACAATCACATGTACTTTAAGAATGGATAGATGTATCCAAGTTTACTAAGATAAAACGAATACACATACGAAACCGATATTCCTATTTAAGGGTATCGGTTTTTTGTTATGTAGAAACTTTACTTTTAGATAATTATAGTTTAAACTTACTATATGGAAAATTATAATATAGACCCAACAATTTCTTACGATGTAGTGGAATTACCAAGTAAAGGTATTTTCTACGCAAATAATAAAAAAAGTTTAAGGGTTGCTTACTTAACAGCATCCGATGAAAATATCTTGGTAGCACCAAACTTATTACAGAGTGATACTGTAATTGAAGAGTTACTTAAAAGAAAAATATTAGATAAAGACTTCAATATTGATGAATTAGTAGATGAAGATAGACAAGCAATATTAATATTTTTAAGAAATACCGCATTTGGTAGTGAATACGAAATGGAGATGATTGACACTAAAACCAATTTACCATTTAAATTTGCGTTAGACCTATCAATTTTAAAAGTGAGAGATTTTAACTTAAAACCCGATGAAAACGGAGAATATTCATTTTTTATGAATATTTCAAAGAAGAATATTACTTTTAAGTATTTGAATAACATTCAAGAAAAAGATTTAATTAAAATAAGAGATAATTCATCGACCTCTGTCGCTCCCGTAACTACAAAGAGACTTGAAATGATGATTAAGTCGGTCGATGGTATGAGAGACCAAATGGGTATTTATCAATTTATTCAAAATTTACCAATTAGAGATTCTCAAGAATTTAGAAAATTTGCAAACGATAATAAACCCGGCATTGATTTGTCAGTAGATGTAAAAACCCCGTCAGGAGACACAGTCAAAGCTTATATTGACTTCGGGGTGGAGTTTTTTCGTCCTTTCTACGGCGTATAAGAAAAAACAAATATCAGCAATTACCAATTTAGTACATAGAGGATTTACCTATAGAGATCTTCTCATTATGCCAATACACGAGCGTAATAATATTATCATGTTTATTAATGAAGAAAATTCCCAATAAACTATTTATAGATGATATATTAATACGACACAATGGCTAATGGATTAAACCCCCAACAACAAACTCAATTACAAGGAATATTACAGAACCAATTTGGTCTTGGGCGTTCGAACGCCCAATCTTTTGTAAATGGGGGTAATCAAAGTGTTTTAGGTAATTTAGCTAGTCAATCCACCGCAAGTGCTGGTAGTACTACGAGTAGTGGTACTGGTTTAGGTGGTGTGGGAGGTTATTTACAAGGTGGTCAACAAATATTAAATGCGGGAATGAAGACCGCGGCTGATGTTACTTTAGCTAATTTTTATGATAATTTAAGTAATTCCAGTAATAGACTTAGTGTTGATACTTTTTCAACAATATTAAGAGGTGTTGCTGGTGGAGTTTCAAACCTTGCAAGTTTAAATATACCAGGACTGTTTACCGAAATGTTTAGTACGGGTGGTGCATTAGCGACAAAGTTTCTAAAGGATTTAGCTGAAACACAATCTAGATTAATTGATGTAACCAATAAATCAGGTGCGTTCGTTGGTGATTTAGGTGGAAATATGAGAGAGGAGTTGAATGATGCAATGGTTGAAACAACTAAACTCGGAATGACTGTTGATGATTTCTTAAAATCTACTGAAATATTATTAACTAGTTCAGGTAGAATGGCTTTATATAGTAAAGAAGCCATTAGTGAGGGTGTTAAAGCGTCAATTGCATATACTAAATCGTCCACTACTTTATTAGAAAATAATGAAGCTTTTAGAAATGTTGGATATGGTTTACAAGATGCGGCAAAGGTAATTACCACCGCGGGACAAAAAACATTAGAATTAGGATTAAATGCAAAAGTATTAACTGAAACATTAGTTAAAAATATAGGTAAATTAAATGAATTTGGATTTCAGGGAGGTGTTGCTGGTTTAACAAGAATGTCACAACAAGCACAATCCCTTAATTTCAATATGGATAATACACTTAAAATTGCCAACGATTTATTTGATCCAAATAAAGCAATAGATATGGCGGCTAATTTATCTATGATTGGTGGTGCCATTGGTGATTTTGGTGATCCATTAAGAATGATATACGATGCGACAAATAACGTTGAGGGTTTACAAACAAGTTTAATTAACGCATCAAAAAGTTTAGCAACATTTAATTCGGCACAAGGTAGATTTGAAGTTACCGGTGCGAATTTAAGAAGAGCTAAGGCAATGGCAGATACATTTGGTATATCAATGGGTGATTTGACAAGTTTAGCGGTTAAAGCTAACGTTCAATTTCAAGCCATGAGTCAAATACGTTCAATATTCCCCGAAGCTTCTAAAGAACAACAAGAGTTTATTAAGAATCTTTCAACAATGAAAGATGGTAAAATAGGTATTAGTATTCCTGCTGAAGTAGCTGAAAAATTTGGAGTAGTAGATAAAGTAAAAGATGGATTTATTGAATTTGCGGAATTTGCAAAGATTGATGTAACTAAGAGAAATCAAATTATTGAAGAACAAAAGAAAATTCAGGCAATGAAACCTGAAGATATTGCTAGAGGACAATTCAACGCAACCACTCAAATTCTGAATGTAATTAGTGCGATGTATATCCAACAACAAAATCAACTTAGACGAAGTGGGCCGGGTAAAACATTGGGTGACGCGGCTAATGACTTTGCTAAAAACATGTCAACTATTGAGATATCCAAAAATAAATCTACTCAAGATTTAATAAATGATGTAACAAAGCAAGCTCAAAATACATTAAGTAAATATTATGGAAATGTCACACCAAATGAACTAACAGTTACTGAGATGAAAAATAGTAAAAGTGAGAACGCTAAAATTGAGGCTAAAAATAGTACCACTACTAATGCAAATATTGAAAATAAAAACAACACTTCAGATAGTACAACTCAAAAGGTTGATATAACACATACAATTACAGCAAGTGATTCAACTATGGATGCAATGACAAAACATTGGTCTAAGAATTTACAATCTTTAGAATTAATAGGACTTAAAATTAATAACAAACCAAAAAGTTTTGATAGTACACAGAAAGTACTCAAAAAAACTAACTAAAATATCTATTTATAAATAAAAATAATGCCAAGTAACTTAGATTTTGATTCAACCAAAAAGTTTAGAGACTATATTTTAGGTAAGACTTTGAAACAACCAAACGGACCTCAAAGTTTTACTAATGCGTCTTATACGGTACAAAATACTGCCGAAACATCTAATAAAATGTTAGGTGGCGTTGAACCAACAAATCCGAGTTTAAATGGTAATCCATTTACAAACACATACGCACCAGAAAATATTAATTATATTCAAAATATTAATACGGTTCAAATAACAAATAGTTTAAATTTATATCCGAGTTTTATAAGTAATAATTATAATTTAGTTGGTATTGCAACAGGAGGTTCAACATATACTAATGAATCTGAATTATTTAAATTTGCTGCGAACAATATAAAATACAATACACAAGGACCTGTTTATTCAAGGATTGCACAAAATGTAGAAAAAAATACAACAGGTAGAGCAAGAATTTTAGACGCATTAAATGGGAATGCAACAACGGCAATTAATATTATAACAGGTAGAGAACCACTTATTGAAGCGAATTATAAAATTACAGCCGAAAGTGGACTTAGTATTCCAGGTTTAGCTGTTGATTTTTTAAAGTTAGTTGGTGGAGTTCAATTACCATTTTCACAAATACCTGGCGATTATTTAAGTGTACCACAAAATCCAAGAGATAATAAAACACAAGAAAAAGAAAGACCTGAAGCTAAAACTCAAGTTGGTAAAATATTTCAAGATGTTACAGGAACTTTAGGTTCAATGATTGGTATTAATAGAAGACCAAGAAAGGATAGGTCACCATCTGATTTGTTATTAGAACACATGGGTTCAGGACAGAAGAATAGATTATTTGATAATTTATCATTTAATAAATTTGGTCCTGATTATACAATATTAGCAAGGTCACAAAATACATCTAGATTATTCAATGGAATAAGTAAAGGTATAAATTTAGTTAAGAAAATGACAGGAGGAAGTGAGGCTCCTAAAATTAGTGGTTATATTGGTGACGATAGAGGTAACTCTGTTTCAAATATTTTACACGACCAATTTGATAGACCAACACAAAGTAGTTTTTATTTATCATCATTTTTTGACCATAA